CTTTACCTTCATCAGTAATTCTCATTCTTTCTGTTATTCCCGCATTTGCGTTGTTAGTTGAAAAGGCCAAAGTACCATCATTAACACCTGTTAGTTCATTTAAAGTAGAAATTCTAGCACCAATATAAGAAGTAGGCCCATGAGAATCATAATTTTTAAAATCTATTCTTGCATAATCTGTTCCCGTTGCGTTCCTTGCACCTTCAATGATAAGCGTCCTAGTGTCACTTAAATCAGCAGTTCTCGCTAAGGTTGTATCTCCTTTAACTTCTAATACTGTAGTTGGAGCATCAGTCCCAATACCCACATTACCATCTGTATGAATTCTCATTCTTTCTGCGGCTGTATCTGTCCCGCTTACTTTAGTATGAAATGCCATCATAGATGTTCCAGTTCCATCTCCACCACCAGATTTTAAGATTAAATCTCCACCATCTATGTTATTACCATTAGTGGATGTAGAACCCGCAGAGATAGTTAAGTCTCTACCTGCTGTTGTTGAAGTTGTAGCCGCTACGCTTACCGTTGCATCTTGACCATTTCCAAAACCAATATCCCCACCTGTAACTGTTAAATCAGTTCCGACTGTTGCAGTAGTTGTAGTTGTTAATGCACCTGTAACTGCTAATGTGCTTCCATCAAAAGTTAAGTTTGCTTCTCCTTGAATAGCATTTGCACCAGTGACGGTTGTAATTGTATTGTTGGTTGAACCAGTTAAAGCCGCTCCACTTGCTAATCCAGCAAGGCTTGATGCAGTTACAGTTTTAATAACATCAGAACTTCCAGCATCTTGAATTAAAACTTTATCAGAACTCGCCACTGTTGCTGTTCCAATGTTAGAAATAAACAGCCCATCAGCAGTTCCAGTAATACTACTTACTTCTGTATATTCTCCGCTATTATCATAACCAATAGAAACTGAATTAGATTGTTTAGTAGTCGTAAAAAATTGAGTTGCTAAGTCACCTGTATCGGTCGATTGAACTCTAATTAAAGATATAGGAGTTGCTTGTGCGGTGAAGTCTGGAACTACACCATCAACAGTTCCTAAAACTACACTAGGAATTGTTGCCCCATTCGCTACAATAATCCAATGATAAAAAGCACCGCTAGAAGGTTTTGTTAAAGTTAATGTTCCACTATCTGTAACTGCTACCTTAGCACCCTCATTTAAAATGACCCCACCTTGAACCACAACCTGTGGAGTTCCACCACTATACGAATAAGTATGACTAAAACCAAAATCACCATGAGCGTCTGTACCACCAAAATCTAACGCTAAATTACCTTGAGTCATTGCGTGAATTGCTTTAAACAAACCACCATGAGGTGAGTCTACTTTATCTGTTAACTGAGTTGTACCTGTTGTTCCTAAAGAACTTAAGATACCTGAACCTACTACATTACCCATTATTCAACCTCCATTGTATATATTATCTCGATAGTATCACTAGTAGAAAAGTTTCCCACTCCTTCAAAGTTAACCCTAGCGAGCATAACATTTTCTGTAGGGCTATAATCGTAACCACTAGTATCTATTAATGCCATCTCAGCATCAGTAGGAAGATTACCAAATATTCCCATCTCTCTAATTGTATATCCTTGTAAAGTTGAGCCAGTAAAACTACTAGTAAATTCTACAACTTTATCATCTGATGATGTAGCAGTATTAGTAGCAGATGTGCTTAAAGGTACATCTAAATCAGAAGCGGTTGGATTAGTTCCTCCACCACCAGTTCCTACTTTTGTTGTTCCACTTGTTGCCCCAAACATTTCCCTCAAGAATAAGGCTACTTTCTTTTTTGTTGTGTGCGTTATCATGTAAAGTCCTCGTCTGTTATTATTGTTGTTACTGTTTCTAATGGTCCCATTGTATCTCCGAAATCTAGTTTTCTTGTTGTTAAAGTTTGAAATCCTAATGTGAATGCATCACTGTCCGCTAAACTAATCTTCTTTATTACTAGTCTTAATTCTTTCAGTTTAATTGAATCGAAAAAGTCTAAAGGAGCAGTAGTAGCACCAAACTGAGAACCTCTTATAGAAGCAGAATTAGATTTATTTTGGATTGATAATTCAGCAAATCTATTTGCTAAATCTTTACGATAAGTTCCCACTTCTAACTCAACTAAATTTTGAGTGTCCCTTTTAATCTCATATATTTTATATTGACCTTTAACAATACCTTCTTGTGGAAAATCTAAAGTTACCAAATCTCCAGCCTTAATGAAATCAATTCCTTTATTTGACATTTTAATAGTAAACCTATCTTCACCATCTGAGTGTGCTGATAGTAAACTCTTTGCTCTCGAATCTACATCATCCTGTGAAACAAGTTCCATATTTACATCTTCAAGAGTTTTCTTACCAAACTTGTCTATACTCTTACGATTACGCTTAATTGATTTGACTCCACTACCATAAACTATTATCTCATTGTAAAGGTCAAAAGTGGATTTGTTTCTAGTTACCCCTGTAATATTTACATTAGGACTAGAGTAGGATAAGTCTATAGGTTGTGAATCTAAAGTTGTTCTTTCCTTTGTAAGAGATATTCCTGTTTCATCTATTCTCAATTCTTTTTCTTTATACTTAGCGGCAAAGGTAGCGGCTGAGAATATATCAACCCCTTGATAATTAGGAGAAATAAAATAAGGGTATTCTTTATTATCTCTTATCTCATAATTAATGTCTTCTTCACTCAATAAGTTATTAACAACATCTTCAACTTCTTCACCTATTACTATAGTTGAACCTATTTTTAAAGTAGTGGGTTCATTAACTCTAGTTACTAGTGGACTTTTGAGAGAGAATATTTCTCCGAAAGAAACTATACCATACATAGGTTGACTTGCACTATCACTTAGAGTTAATCTACATAATGCTCTGTCATCGTAATAATCCGCTTCTACACCTATAGACATTTTTTGTTTTGATACCCCATCCGTTAATAACATGTTAAATGATGAACCTGATTTGAATGTGTTTCTATTTCCTGTTGGATTAAATAAATGAATATAATCTCTAAGAACAGTAAATGTGTTATTTAACAATGTTATATTTCCAGAGGATAAATCAGAGTCATTACCAAATTTACCTGCTATCACCAAAGAAGTATCACTGATAATAGACTTAACATAGCACCTTTGGTGGTCTAATAAAATAACATCTCCCTCTTTTAATTCATCGGTAAACTTAGTGCTACTTCCAGTTAAAGTGGTATTACCTACATCCATATTGGAAATTGTTCCAGTTAAAGTTTGTTGTTGTGAGTGCCTACTATCCATATCTATAGCCATATACATAGACATAATTGCTTCATTTTCTCCTTGTTCTCCTGAAGTTCTCAAATCAATATTATGGATACTACTTAGTTCTCCACCAGTAAACTCACCTTTATTGTTTAATCTATTTAACGGAGGAATAAAACCATACATAGAGGGACTTTGTGGTTCTTTAGTAGTTTGCGCAGATAAACAATATAAGTTTAATTCATTAGGTGATTCGGGCCATATACAAGTTTCAGCAGGTCGCATGACTCTATAATCATTAAAAAAGGTTAAAGTACCAGTGTTATCTATAGGTAAATTATCTATTAATAATTCATGGGCTACCATATTACCAGTTATTTCTCTTCTATGTTCTTTGACAAAAAGAATATGTTTAGGGTCTACCATAGTATCAGCCATAGAAGTTATACCTCCACCACTTGAATCTATTATCCCTTTTGCATTGGGAAGAGTATTATTATTTACATGAACAGAACCACCATTTTTAAATGGTAAATGGTCGATTAAGGTCGGTTGAGTATTAATAGCCGTCCCTATATTACCAACTAAATACATACCTGTTAAATCTACAAAATTTAAAAAGGCGTTATTAGTAGCAAAATTAATAATTCTAATTACACCTTCTTTACTGTTACTTCCATTTATAGAATCTATAGTATTTGTACCTATATGAGTTACAGAAATACTACTAGTTAAATTACCATCATGGTCGCCCAACTGTAAATGGGGTACAAATGTAGCATAAACACCATCAGCAACATAACTTGTTCCGTCAGGGTCTTCATAGAATGTTTCTGTTTTGGTATCAGAACGAAGTTTAGCATAAGGATATGAAGCATGTGTTCCAGCAGTAATAAAAGTATATTCACCACTATTAGCATTTGCTAAATCTGAATCTGTTATTCCTCCCTTACTGTTTCCATATGGTATATCGGATAAAGGCCCATTAGTTAGGAAAAGGTCATTAGTTTTAGCACCACCAGTAGTACTAACACTTATCTCAAAAGTATCAGAATCAGTTATAGAAACAACATAAGCCCCTTCAGGAATACCATCTCCCATTACTCCCTGTCCAACAGTTATGGTTCCACCTACAGCCCCGCTGTGGGTATCTATTGTTGTGCTATTATTATAATCACAACTTCCAACAATAAATACCGCTGGTTTGGCAAAAGGAAACCCTTCGGAATCATCTACAGTATTAATTTTAAATTTACCTCCTAACGGTATATTGGTAATAGATTGTTCAATATTATATCGTCCTAAAGCAACTACATCGCAATTTCTGTAAGGATTACCACCCTCTTGAATCCATTCTAAAACATTAGAGGCGTGAGTATATTCTGTTGCTATAGGATTTTGTATAGTATTATCTGCTCTATTAACAAGATAACCTCTTGCTTGCATAGCGTTAACTGTTCTACCTGATTCTGCTGAATTAGAAGAAGTAGTATGGGCTGAAAAGTATGCCCTAAAAGAAGGCGGTAAAACAAAATGAGAAGAATAAGTAGTGCTTAATGCTGTAAAGTTTTCATTAAAGTGAGTCATAAATTTAGATTCATTTATGTTATTAGTAACAGTTCCCCCATCATCAGTTCCCTCTCCATCTGCAAATACAGCACTATTTATACCCCCATAAGGAATTTGTTTATATGCTCCAGAATGATGTGTGCCGTTAATCATGCCTTGTAACATATTAAGGTCATTATCTCCTACTTCTGTAAATGTATTTTTACCACCTCTACCTTTAGTTCTAAATGTAAAGAATGAATCATGCCTATCTTGATTTGCTAAACTAACCGTTCCATCTCCACAAACATATACATACCCGTAATATTTATTTCTAGTTCCATCTGATTTTAAAATAGGATGTCTAGCAACAGTCCCAACTATATCTATAGTGCTACTACTACCACTATCGTTCATAGAAAAAACCTTACCGAGATAATATCCTTTATCTGTAAATATTTGGTCGCCTACTTCTAATAACCCGCTAGGTGCGGCACTTACTGTTAAAGTATCATTTCCATCATAAGCAGTTATTAATAGATTAAGAGCCTTTAGAGGTTGATACCTTGTATATTCAAAATTAGGAGTATTAAGTTTAGACATATCACTTGGTAATCTCTCAGGGTCTATTAGATTGAAATGCCAATCATAAGTGCAATCTATTAAACGCATCAAACCAAATCTTTTCATTTCGGATGGAAGAATAGATGCTTCACTAATCGGTAAGTTTTCGTATTGGTCATCTACTTCTTGTTCATCGGGTAAACTACCTTCATAATACTCATGTAAAACAGAACTAGATTTTGTAGCACTTTTACCTTTTAAGAATATATTATAATCTGTAAACTTCCTAGCAATAGCCGTACTATCAACTGTACCAGAATAACCAATGTGATGTTTTCTAGCCATAGAATCGGGATACATATCGGATGGAGAGAATATAGACAATCTTAATGTTTTAGGGTCAGGCAATTCCCAATGGTCTTTTGCTCTAGTAATACCATCAAACTTAGGCCCAATAAACGGTTCATATAGAACTGTAATATTTTCAAAACCAGTAGTAGTATCTGCTGAACCTCCCACTCCAGTTTTAGTATCTAATGTTTCAACTCCTATCTGAGTGAAAGGCATTTGTGCTACTTCCATTGTATATTTACTACTAGATAAACTTCCTAACTTGAATGTTCTATTACTGTTTTTATCAGGCCATCCACCTAACTTAACCCATCTATTAGCCAACCTAGTTGTAAAGTTTGCGCTATCACTAGCGGCAGGGTCAATAAAAGCCGCATCATCATCGGCACCATCCCATTCTATATCGTAATTATTAGCAGTAAAAGTTAAAGTGGTATTAGAATTAGTAGCAGTAGTATCTGCACTTAATGTAAAACATGTTGAGTTATTAATAGCGGCTATTGTAGCCCCCGCTGGAATACCAGTACCGCTAACTGCTAAACCGATAATAATATTAGGATTAGCATTGTGAGTAATGTGCCTTACACTTGTAGAAGAACCATCACTTAAACCTGATGTATGATTAGTGTCACAGGTAGCGTCTGTAAAAGTACGACCAGCCGCAGTAAACTTTTGATAAATTAAAGAAGTATCTATACTATCAACTATACCTTCTGTATCTTCTTGCCAATCACCCCCTCTATGGTTATCGTGAATTCTAGGCATAAATCTAGGGTACAATAAAGTGTTGTAATCAGAATGTTCTGGAGTGGCGATAGTAGTTCCATGTTTACTAAAGTCGGCAAAGTTACTACCTGTTACTGGTCTAAAATCTCTTGATTCGGGTGAAAGATATTCTAAGAAATATGGATGTTCTCTAATTTTATTTGTAGAATCAAATAAGTTTACATTACTATTACTCGCTTCATTAAAATATTCGCTATTATAAGCAAAATCATTATTATGATAACCATATGGATATTTAATAACTTTATCAGTTCCATATTTAGCATCTTCAATTCTGTAAGCAGTAGCATAACCATTTATTCTTCCCTTTTCAGATGTGTATGCTCCCTTAACTTGTCCATCTCTTTTTCTTCTATTTATGTAAGATAATGCTAAACCTTTTTGTAGGCCAAAATATCTCCACTTAGTATTACCATATCTGTATATGTAATCTGAATATATTGCGTGTCCAGTGGCATTATGACTAATACCGTTAACTGTATCATTAGTAAAATAATGGTATATGCTTCCATTCCATTTAATAGGTTTACATATATTATCTACTGCATTAGGACTTGATAAGTTGTTATTAACTAAAGTTAATACACCCCCTTGACTTAATCCTTGTGTATTTAGAAGATATAATCCTTGAGTAAAGTAGTCTGTTAATACTGTTATTCTTACTGCATCTCCAGCAGAATCATCATCAGGCCCACCTGCTATAGAACCTGATTTAGCCTTTCTCATATAAAGAATAACTTCTCTATCTGCTCTATCAGTAAATACATGAGCAATAGAGAAGACCCCATTATTATGTTCATCTACATGGCCCTCTATCTTTATTCTCATACCTGCTTCTAGTTTTTCTAAAAAGGCTCTACCTGCTGTAGTTGCAGAGGATATTACATGTGTTCTAAACGCTGTTCCACCAAAATCAGAAATAGAATCACTATCGCCATCAAACGCTATATCCACTCCACTATGATAAGTTGGTGGACTAGCAGAAGAAAAATATTTGTAAATACCTTCACCACTATTAACAGCCTTAAATAAAGGTCTATCTAAAGTAAAACAAGTAGCGTCATTAGCAATTCCACCAGTAGAACTAGCACTAATATCTATAATTCTGCCGAATAAATTACCCTCAGAATCGAATATAAAATCTCCCTCTTTTAATTCTTCAATCCATGTAGTGTAAGAAAATATACCATTATGCCCACTCGGTATAGAGTCAGAACCTAAAAGCGTAGTAGCATCTGGAAAATGACCAATATGAACTAAAGTTTTATCCCTTCTATCTAAGGGGTTATCATCTACTCTACCTAAAACTGCTGGACAAATTGGTGCAACTTCTATAACAGTTCCTTCTTCCTTAGAAGAAACACTAACAATATCATAATCAGTTAATGAATTAACGGTGTGTAAGTTTACATAATCTATATTGTTACTCTTTGTAACTTCGTCTGCTAAATGACAATAAAAGGGTAAATCAAAATCTATTCCATTAGGAGCATGTATATTATATCCTTTCGCTAAAGGATGAGAACTACTAGAAGAACCTATTAAACTATTACCTTCTAAAACTGGGGCTTTCTTAACACTATTAATTAGAGCATTTCCTCCATTGAAAATTATACCTTTATTACCTGTGCCACTTAATGAGTTAACTCTTATAGTTGAATAAGGATTTGCGCTCATGGCTTTAGCAAAACTAACTATATTCCCTCTTATATTTTGTTTTGCAATTTGACTAGTATCAGCATTAGTATCAACTAAATAACTTGGTATAACATCCTCTAATAATCCTGAAAATTGACTACTAATCATAATGGGTTCATTATCTTTTAATCTAGTCGGTATTCCCTCTTCTAAATCATAAGTATTGCTAGAAGGAACATTATAAATTCTACCAATATAAGTTCCTAAAGAAGTAAACAATAAATCTCCTACAGCCGCATCAATTAAAGCATTACTATCTTTAGCCAATATAATTTGAGTTGTCCCTACTTCATAAACTCCACTACTATCACCGTGGTTTATACTACCATAAAGAGCCATCCTTTCTATTGGTCCAATCGTTGAATAAACTATATCTTCTGTAAATTTAAAGTTTTTATTTACTATTGGTCCTAATAATTCAGAACTAGAATCTCTCCCTCTTATTTTTAGTTTAAACGCTCCATCCTCTATTAGTTGCTCCACACTTTCTATAGTACCAGTAAAAACATTACGCTCTATATCTAAATTACCTCTAAAATAATCTATGTAAGATGTTACACCCCTTACATGTGAAGAAGCCGCACTAGAAGGTGAACGTGCTAAATCGTATCTAAACCTAGAGCCAGTTCCTTCAGGGTCATCTCCACTATTTATTGGATAACCATACAAAGAGACATTAGATAATCCGTCTGCATAAGGTAAATAATCTGTTTTATTATAAGATTCTAAAAACCTTTCATCTTTTAAATGAGTTTTTAATTTAACAAAATTATTATTTTTATCTCCGTATTCTACTTTAATTCTATGCCCTGAAATATTACTACCTTTAAACACTAAATTAATATCATTCATTCTACTAAAGTTTACTTTCTCTAAAGCGGTTTCTCCAAATTTTAAAGATGCTCCAGCAGTTTCAAATAAATTTTTAAAGTTAGTTACATTTCTATTTGTCGGTTGAGCAGAAGCCCCATCATAATCTAAATCGTAATTAGATATATCAGTATCAATGTCTAAATTAGTCAATAAATTATCTGCCAAAAAAGAATACTTTCTTCTGAAACCATCTGTTTTAAAATTAGGAACAGAACCAGCAACTAAAGTTGTAGTATTATATTCAGTATCAGTTTCTTTTCTCCACAATCTAACCGCAAATTCTTGAGAGTTAGAACTGACATTGCTTATTTTATCTGGAACAATATGATATAGAACATTATCTACATCAACAGTAAATGACTCAAATAATGGGTCTAAACGGCTAGTAGTATCTGTACTAGTTTTAGGGATAGAACTTTCTAACACGAATCTTAAATCTTGATTATTTTCTAAATTTATAATATCAATAGTTGCCCCACCGTTATAGTCAAAAGTCCCTATTGGAAAGTCCCTAGATACATCAAATTCTTCATCCTTAATTGTTCTATGAATAGATATTTTATCTCCTTCTTTAAACTTTTTAGCAAGTATTTTTTGTATATCTATTAGAGTAATATCTACATATCCACCACTAGTAGTTACAGATTCAAATAAATCTATATTTATGATATTGGGCATTATGCAATTTGTTAATGGTGATTTAGTATAGTGCATATATCTTGTTTGTCCTATTGCGTGACCATAATAATAACCGTCATCATCTTTAGGTCTATGTGCCATCCTAAAAGCATCTTTCATTTTAAAGAATCCACCCGAAGTTGAACCGTAATGAGATGAACTAAAAACACAATACATCTTATTGTGGTCTAAATCTACAGCGTGTCCAGTAAAAAATAAAGCCAAATCGGTAGAAGTAGAAGCACCACTAAAATCATCTGCATTCATTGTTAAAGTTGTAGCCGTTGAACTATTACCTTCTACAATGTAAATACCAGTTTGCGCTCCTGTTAATCTAAATCTTGAATCTTTTAAGATACCTTGTAATCCCCAATTAGTAGTAGAACCGTCTAAATCTGTAATAGAATTATCAAAACTAACATCATTACTACCTCCACCATCAAGAAAAACTGTATCGGGAGAGCCATTAGTTAATGATAAAAAATCACTAGTATAAATCAAAGTGTCTACAGCAGTTGGGTCATCTGCTTTATACAACATATCTACAACTGTTGCCTCCATTGTAAAGGGACCATAATCTATAACGTCAGTTCCATATTCAGGAGCAGTAACAAAAACACTGTAAGCGTAATGAGTAGAAATACCTGTAGAATAAGTTGTTCTCAATACATATCGTGTTGAATGTTCTAATCTATCTTTATCATTTAAAAAGTAAAAGAAAGGGCGTGAAACATGAGTGTTAGCATGGTGTCTAGTATTATCTTGAGTTCCTTGTAACCCATAAGCACATGCCACTAAAGTTTGATTATCAGAATCAATTTTAGGTAAATTAGAATCTAAAGAAGAAAAGATAGCGTATTTAGTATCTTTAGGTATATCCCCTTTTATAGCAGGTTCAAATTGTATCCCATCACCTAAAACTTCATTTTCTAATAAGTTAGTTATTTTAGCAAAATGGTGAGTATTAGGGTCATCTGCAAAAACTAAAACCCATAAGTGGTCTATATTATCTTTAATAAATACAGGAGTTTCATCGGCATAACTAGATTCAGGTATATCTGTTCCTTCAAAACCTCTTACAACATTTGCCACCAAAGTAGCAGAATTAAAAGCAGTAACTAACATATGTTCATTGCCAACTATTAACACTTGTCCTACTGTTGGGTTAGTACCCCCTTGTAAAGTTATAGTCGTAGCAGTAGAAGTTACCGCTCCATCTAAAGTACCACCATCTGTAATAAATCTTTGACCGCTATCTCTATCTACATCATAGGTTTTAATTGCATTACCTCTAGTAGTTTCTAAGTTAGATAAGTATTCATTAACAGATGTTATCCCCGTATTATTATTAGGATATATTCTGTTAACAGCATTGTATGTTTGTTTAGTAAACGTGAGTTCTCCAGTTGTAGCACCCCCAGTTGTAGAAGCGGATAATTCAAACGTAGTAGTATTAGTAACAGAACTAACTGTTGCACCTGTTGGGATACCAGTTCCAGTTACAGCCATACCAACTAATACACCAGTAGTATCTCCAGAAGTAATGGTCGGGTCATTATTATAAGTAAAAGTCGCTTTAACTTGATGAGCCTGATTAATACCAGCAGTAGCGTGAGTTAACACATCATTATCTGCTTTATGGATTTCATAACTATTAATTGTTTGAAATCTAACTTTAAGGTCTTCATTATTTGCTAAAGCAACAAGGTTATTTTCTTCTAAAGTTATAACAGTTGCAGTTAAAGATTTAATTGTGCCAACTAAAGCATTAGTATCATCATAAACAAAATCACCTACTTTAAATTTAGTAGTAGCATCAACTGTATCCACTACTATAGTTTTAGTAGTATCAGCACTAATAGCCCCATTAACTAAAACACCTGTATCATAAAAGCCACCAGAGACAGTAAAATCAGCAAAGTCTTCACTAATATTTCCTCTTAACAATAAAGGATTTACGGGAACTTTATACAAAGATTTTGTTAAGAAATTTTTAGTTGGGTAATATTGAGCATGAGCAGAATCAGTTTGTGTTATATCTGTATCAGTTGTAGTTGTGCCTAATGCTTGTTCTGTCTGACCTTTACGCATAGCAAAAACATTGGTATTAGCAAAACTATTTATTTTCATGAATCCTCACCTTCAAATCTAAAATAAAGTAATGTATTTCTAAAATTAGGAAGCAAAGTATCTAAACTTTGAAAAGTAGTTTTAACATCTTTAGTAATAGAAAACTCATGTATCTCTCCCATAAACTGTGAAGCCCTTCTTGTTTCTAAAGTATCATTACCATTAGAACCTAAAAAGCAATCACTTTGGTCAAATTCAAACTCTGTAAAATTTAATGAAGTTCTTATAGTTACATCCTTTAATGTTCCAGCAGTAGTTGTAGCAGAAGCAACAGCACTTTGAGTTGTTATTGTAAATGAACTAGTTCCAACTGTTTGACTAGGTAATTGAAAAACCCCATCTAAATTAGTAACTCCTGTTCCGTCAATACTTATCCAATCTCCAACTGATAAACCATGTGCGCCTATTGTATTGATAGTTACTGTTGTGCTACCATCACCAACTATATTGTGTATTCTCAAATCACCCTCGCTAAAAATAGAAGTTTCTACTACATCTCCGTCTATAACTAAGTTAACTCTGTTTGCTAAACTATCATAAGACATACCTAAATAAAACGGTCTTAAAACATAAGATGCTTCTTTCCAACATTCTGCTATTAAATGACCACCGTAGTTATCACTATTACTAATACTATTACCACTTCCATCTATTAACCTAACACCATCAAATAAATCACTTGGTAATATCTTATACAAAGTTCTTGAAAAATTATATTCCTCTAATGGGTCTATGTAATAATCGGTAGGAGTAGAATCGCCTCCACCAAAACCATCTATCTTACTAGTTCTTGCTGTGCCGCCATCTTGATTTCTAGCAACTGTAATAGCATTACCACTAATGGCACCAATAGTTATTACTTCATCAAAAAATCTTAAGGAATCTCCAACAGATAAATCTCTTGCATCATCAACATAAAAGATAGTTTCTGTTGTTGTTCTTACAGGTTTAGTTAATCTACAGGCCGCCATATAAATATAAACAACTTTATTACCACTACTATGAGCGTATAAAGAATCAATATATCCTAAAGAAATAGGTTCTTTTTGTTGTAAAGAAGTTGAGAAAGTTTTACTAGAATTAATCTGTCCATAAAGTTTTCTTCCTCTCCAAACTCTATCAACCATATCTAAAGCAGAAGTACTATCTGCGTTATAATTTGTACTACCATCAGCGAAGGATAAAACTCCATGTGTGCTACTTGCTCTTGTTGTGTAATAAACTTTCAATGCTCCAGAGTTATGAGTTTCATCTGTTAATAAATTATTACCAGTATTAGTTCCTCCAGCCGCTACCCAGTTTGTAGTTTCTAAAGTTAGTGTTCCTCCACTTTGTCCTCTAACTCTAAAGTAACCATCATTGTTGTCAGAACCTACAACTTTGATATATCTCATACTGGCGGTCCAACTACCACTAGCCCTCGATATAGTATTATTAGTAGCACTAAAAGTTACAACATTAGAACTTACATCAGCAATGGTATCTACCCCATTAAATAATCTTTCAAAGTATATCTGATTAGCACTAGAGTCTACCATTTTATGATATTTTACTCTATCCTCTCTACCTAGATAAATGGGCTTTCCAAACACACTATCAATTAATGCTGGTTGGTCAACAGTTACACCATAATATTCTTTATCAGCAGTTATAACTGGATTATTACTTTCAATAGTTACAGTTCTAGTAATGCCGTTTGGGTCTTTCCCTTTTATAGTACAACCAATTTTATATTCAGCAGGTTGATTCATATTTGTTCTTGTCATATTTTTTAAATAGAATTCACAATTAGGATTATAAAATAATGACATTTTGTGGTTCTTACGATTATCTGTATAAATAGGGGCATTAACATCATGGGTTGTAGCAGTAGTCCCATCAAAACCTCTAGCAACTGTTACTTGGTATCCATTACCAAAATTTCTTGCAGTAGAAACTATTCTCATTTTTTCATTATCTATACGAATATAATCTCCACCATCTAAGTCTTCTAATCTACTAACATCAATTACAGTTTCAGAACTATCTAATGCTTCTGCTAAATACCCTACATGCATATGTGAAAAATAAGCCTTTGACCTAGAAGAAGCCGCATTAGATTCATTTCCAACCGCTGAGAAGTATTTATCATTAAAAGGTAATTCCAAAACATTTGGGTCAGCATTTATATTTGAACTTGCATCACCAGCACCAGTTTCGTAATCCCCACCTAATAACCAAGCAAAACCATTTACATCATAAGGGGTTACAATAGTTTCTATCATGAAAGAATCTTTATGGCCCCATAACCCGTAAGGTTCTTCAGAGTCAGTTGGAATATGTTTACTATAATCTAAATGAACGTAACCATCTCCCATTATTGGGAATACTAATGATTTTTTATTTTCACTATAAACTCTATAACTCATACTAACCCTCTTGCTACCTCAAATGACATACTAAATTCTACATAAGGCTGACCACCAACAAATGTAGTATCGAAGGAACGAATAAAACCAGCAATCGCTTCAAGTTTATTGTGTTTAGTGGTATCGCCTAAAGGCTTTGGAAAGGGACTACCCCCAAAACTACCAAATGCATCTAAACTAAAACCATCTCCACTTCTAACTCCATAGTTAAAAGGAACTAAGGGGCATTTTTCAACAGGTGTATTCTTACCGATTGCATTCCCATCTGAATCTGTAACATCATCACCAGCCGCATCTTTATCATGATAAATGAAATCATTTCCTACTCTCGAAGGTATAAAAATAATTAAGTTGTTAAGATTTTGTTGAACTTGAGCGAAAGAAGAATCAACATAAGAATGTATTAGTTGACATATTTCTTGCGCTGTCATTTTTACAATTACGTGTTTGCCATCCACATCTGTATAGGTTCTATCTGCTACACCAACATCCACTGTAGTATCAACTTTTTCTTTTGGCAAATCATCCGCTTTAAATTGTTTAGAAATTTGTTGTTCTGTTATAATACCACTAAGAGAAATAGTTTTACTGGATATTCCTAAATCAATAGGTTGAGTATTTGCTTCACCAGTAAAGATACCACTAAGAGGAATAGGCATTGCCATAACATCTTTAGTTGTAGATATTGCTACAGTTTCACATTTTAATGCTATTCTATTAGTATCAAAGTTTTTCATAGTAGTTGTATCTGTTCTATCTGTTATAGGACTTCTTGAACTTAAATCAAGAAATACAAAATGCCCGTCATAATCTGTCGTTACCATTTTAATACCTCACGTTTGTTGATGAAGAAGTACTTCTATTTATTTCAGCACTTACCATTCTTCCTACTTTCTTTGCTATATCTCTTAACTCTGAATCTGATGCTCCTAAACGACCATTAACGTGAACATGAATTGTATTACCACCAGCCATTTTTCTGCTTTCTGCATTGGAATGAACCCTTGCACCCTTTGGTAAATTAACTAACTCTGGACCCTTTTCTCCTACAACCGCTAAACCACCCGCTGAAACTCCCCCTTCTGCAAAGAACGGAACAAAGGGAATTCCATCCCCTTTAATTGTTTCATAAATCATAGTTGCTAATGAACCTACAACTCTTCCTAACAAAGTAGGTAAGCCACCTATAAACGCCAATACCTCCACAATAAACGTACCGAATTCTATCGCCTTACCTACAATATAGGCGTAAAGTTCTTCTAATTTCAAACGTGCCTCCCTTAACTTTTCCAATAATGGCATGGCTATATTTTGAATAACCCAATCTTTCGCTGTATTAAAAAGCCCAATTATCCCTTCAATAAGTTTTCCAAATAATAGTTTTCCAACGCCCAATAATATAGCAAATAATCCACCAAATATACCTAACAAAATTTTACCTATACCATCTTTAAATTGAGACAGTCTTTCCATAAAAGTTCCAGAACCAAAGAAAGCAGAGAATAATAACATGAATCCTTCAATTACTGTAAATACACTATTCATTACGTTTGATATAGTTTCCATAATAACATCCATTGCTTCTGCACTTTCCAGTATTTTTCTAATGATAGAGAATATAACAAAAGCACCCATTAAGAATAACACAAACATTACCGAATATTTAATGGCAAGACCAGCGACTTTACCAAGTTTAGACATAGCACCTAAAGTTAATTTATCTCTTATCTTGGCTAAATTTTCTTTTATACTTTCCCTTTTTTCCCATGCGTTAGTAAAATATTCAACGTAGTCAGGAAGTTCTACACTTAACATACCTTGTTTAAATCCTCCCCTCTGTTTCTTTAATTCGCCTCTAGCCGCCTCCAGTTCTTTTTTCTTCTCGGCCACATCCTTAACATCTCCCTCGTCAAATTTGCCAAGTCGCTCATTTGCTTTCAAAACATCCTTTGCCATTTTTAACGCTACTTTCGCTTTTCTAACTTCTGACGCTTTAGTTAATAATTCTTCTTTCAACAATTCCTTTTCTACTAGTTTATTTCTTTTATCTAGTAATTTTTGCATTTGTTTTCCTTGATATTCATAAATAGCAAGAGTTCTTTTTACAGCCCTTGCTCTAGCGTCTTCTTCTTCTATTATGTTATCTTGTATTGCTTTAGCCATAGATTCATATTGTAATTTCAATTCAAGGTTATCTTTCATTGCTTCATCGAATACATCTTTTTCACCAATAATATCTGTTTGTAATTCTGCCATTTTTGTTTGTACAGTCGCATATTCATCACTTAATGCCGCTAAAGATTTCATACTTTCATTCTGTGATTCTATTGCTTTAGCCTGTG